CTCTTTTGGATAAGTTCAGGGTCTACCTTAGGCATGATGGTAGCTAGTTTGTCAAGGGGGTTACCCTGATACGCGCAACCCGAAATGTCATTTTTAGATAGCCAATCTGTGCAGGCTTTTAAATCTGCAGTACTAGCCTCACCAGATTTAATGCGGCGAAGAAACTCTTCGGTAACTAGGTTATGTAATTCGTTAAAAGCATCTTCCGTAGCTTTCTGTTTAGGTGCCATAGTGTCCGTTAGTAAGTAAATAAGTCAAGGCTTTAGATAGTATTGTTGGGCTATCTTTTAAGTAACCAAGTCCACGGTTGCAGTTATTGCAAAGTAACCCACGAACTTCATTCGTTTCATGGTTATGATCTACTCTAAAACGTTCTCCGGGACCTCCAGGGGTATCTGTACCACAAATAGAGCAAAGGCCATTCTGCTGTTCGTAGAGTAAATCGTAATCCTTTAAAGTAATACCGTACTGAGTTCGGTACTTCCAAGTTCTTGCTCTTTGAGAATCACGAGCTTGCTGGTTTCTGCATTCCTTACAAGTGTTACGTTTACTCTCAAATTTGTCCAACTCTTTTTCTATCCCGCATTTAATGCAGGTTTTCTTAGCCATTTCTCAATACAATCTGGTCCAGCTTGTTCTCGATTCTGATCATGTGATCCTCCATCTTTTGTAAGGCGTTAGCTAGCTCTTGGCGAGGGACGTACTTCTCAGCAAACCTCAACTCAATGGAATCAATACGTTTGTCTAATTGATCCATACGTGTGTTCGATTTACTATTAATAGCTGCAATACCGCCACCTATCCCAATCACCAGAGAAGCAACACCTGTGATAACCGCTTCAATCATTTCTTTTGGTTGATGATGTTAATCAGTTTAGTGCTATAGTTGGGATCAGTGGCGTACCCCTCCTTGACTAAAAGTTTGCAACACTCCTCTACAGAGGTTGCTCTATTTACACCTTTATATGTCTTGTAGTCCTTGTACCAACGCTGTGTCAAATAGGAGACACACGACTGAAGATCCGGGAAGTTAATGAACCCAGCAGTAATCGTGATCCACTTACCATCGATGAACTCTTTAGTCTCATGGTCAGTACCAGAGCCCTTAAGTCCAAAGTAGTTATGTGTACCAGAGGTATGCTTACCCCATCCACTTTCTAATGCCCACTGTGCTGCTACTACTTGTGGGAACTTAGCACCAGCCTTAGAGGCAGCAGTGATCACTCCCTCCCAAGTGTTAGCAACAGTAGCTACAGGTTGCGGTGTAGAGGTAGGACGGAAGGTCATGAACCATCCAGTACCACTACCCTCCACTTCCCAACGCTTAAGCCAGTTCTTCCAAGAGTAACGGACACTACTACCACCACTACCAATAGTGACATAGCCTCCGTTAACGTTATCCATCTCACCGTATGGGTCATGGAAGACACCACGTTCACTCTCATCACCAATCAATAACATCCAATGCCCACCACCCCTAGGAGCAGTAGCAGGACCTTTATGTAGGATACCAGTAGCAACTGGATAGCCAGCCTTTAGTTCATTGATCAAAGCTTGCTTAGTACCCTTTTGGTAGAAGGTAGCTAAGATACCGTACTGCTGACAAGCCTTGATGTGTGATGTATATTCAGTTGTATCTCCATACTTCAATACAGTACGGAGGTAATCATCATCGGCGTTACTACCCTTTAATGCATCAGGACGGAGATACTTGATGGCCATAGCACATGTTGAGCTAAAGCACATCCGATCCCCGTGACCTGTTGCACTATCTGTCTGGGGGTAGTACTGCTTAACTTGCAGCAGTACCATTACTACTTACCTCGGAAGGTACGACGAATCTTACGTACAGTGTCATCCTCAGTACGTGTCTTACTAAAGTAAGCAGCAGCCATAGAGATGGCTTGAGTAACGCTATTAGCCTTACGCTTCTTAGTTACACCAAGATATTCAGATGCAATAAAAAGGACAAAGAATGCAAGTGTCTCATAGGACACCTTAATGCCCAAGATAGTAATCATGATCAAGCCCAGGGAAGGCCAGCAGCTTTGGTAGGAGCAGCCTGTTCATCAAGTTGGCTTTGGAGAGCAGCTTCAACTTCAGCCACTTTCTCAGCAGTAAGTTGATCCTTGACCCAAC